AATAAAACAGGAATATGGACAGTTAATACGGGTCCTAGTTCACCAATAGCAAATGCTAATACACTTCATAAATTTGATTCTGGATTGAGTAAAGCTCTTTTAGGGTTTTTAGAAGATCAAAATGAGATAGTAGATTTTGGATGTGGTAATGCAGATTATTCAAAAATTTTAATAAATCAAGGTAAAAAAGTAGATGCCTTTGATGGTAATCCAAATACCCCTGAAATGACGGGGGGAGTTGGAAAAATATTAGATCTTAGTAAAGAAAAAATAGCTATAGCAGAAAACAAAACAAAAAAGAAAAAGAAACCTTCTAGTATTTTAGGCGGCAGAGCAAATGCTGCAACTATGATTATAGTTAAAGGTCCAAAGGGTCCATTAAAAAGAAAAGCTAACGCTACAGATAACGAAGTTAGTAACGAGCAGTTAAAACAAAAGGGAGGAAACACAAAAGGTTCTAGAGTAGTTGAAGCTGGTGATCGCTATAGAAAACCCGGTCAAGGAAAAGGTCGTGGACTAAGAGGAACAAATCCCGAAGAACCGTCATCAGGTAAAACAAAATATAAAAGAAGAAAAAGAAAATAAAAAGGAATATGTATTATGGATAAAATTAAAACATCTATTGCAAGTATTACTGAAATAGGAATATCACTTATTACACTATCTATCGTAGCTTCTATGCTAGTTGGATCAAGTAATCTGATATTCTTAGGTGATGCAGTCGCTAACATAGTAGATCTAATTGAAATGCTAGGCAGCGCAGGACTTGCAGGACTAATTGCTACAGGAATTGTACTGTACCTATTTGGTTGGTCAGGTTTCTGTGATTGCAAAAAGAAGTAAATACACATAACGGGGTTGCAATAAAAGCAATTTTATGTTATAACTAAGTATGGTATAACTTCCGTAGTAAGTCAGACTCCCTGACATACTTTATTAAAAAAAGGAATTATACTATGCTAAAAAAATTATGGCGCAGAGCAGTAGCTGCACAAGAACGAAGAGCCAACTACTGGAAATTACAAAACATGACTGACAAAGAATTGCGAGACATCGGTGTTGAGCGTTTTGAAATTAACAAAAGGATTTATAAACAATGAAGAAAAAAAGTGGTGGCTGTGCAGGTAGAGGCATGGATGTAATGAAATTAAAAACGGCTGGTAGTACAACTAAGAAAAAACCTTCTACTTATATGGCTGGTGGAATGGCAAAGAAAAAACCTGCAGCTAAGATGATGGGTGGCGGCATGGCTAAAAAGAAAAAGATGGGCTATGAAGCTGGTGGAATGTCAATGAAAAAACCTACTGGTGGACTAAAGAAACTACCTACTGCTGTACGTAACAAAATGGGCTTTATGAACAAAGGCGGTATGGCAAAGAAGAAAGCTAAGTAATGTTAGCTCAACTTATATCCCCTGTCACTGGTCTTCTCGACAAGTTTATTGAAGATAAAGACCAAAAGAATGCTCTCGCTCACGAGATAAGCACTATGGCTGAACGCCACGCACAAGAACTAGCTATGTCTCAGATTAAAGTTAATCAAGAAGAGGCAAAGTCTGGTTCTTTGTTTATAGGAGGATGGCGACCTTTTGTAGGTTGGATCTGTGGAATTGCATTGCTGTATCACTTTATCTTGCAGCCTTGCATTTTATTCTTTGCTACAATGTTTGGAGCTACATTACCACCACTACCTGCATTTGACATGGGTAGTTTAATGACTGTATTAATGGGAATGTTAGGACTTGGCGGTTTACGTAGCTGGGAAAAGAGCAAAGGTATAGCTAAGAAATGAGTGCAGCAAACTTTTCTAAATGTTTAGATATGCTTTTACATCACGAAGGTGGTTTCGTAAATCATCCTAAAGATCCGGGTGGCATGACAAACTTAGGTGTTACAAAAGCAGTATACGAAAAATACATCAAACGTAACGCTACTGAAGCTGAGATGAGAGCATTAACAAAGATTGATGTCTCACCTATATACAGAAGTAATTACTGGGATAGGGGGCATTGTGATGATCTACCTAGTGGAGTGGATTGGTCTGTGTTTGATTGGGGTGTTAATAGTGGAATGGGCAGGGCAGCAAAAGCGTTACAGAGGGTGGTTGGTGTTACTGCTGATGGTGCTATTGGTCCTATGACAATTAAAGCTACTCACGATATAAAACCTCAAGATGTAATAGTTAAGATGCACTCTTTTCGTCAAGCATTTTACGAAAGTCTTACTACCTTTAAAACATTTGGTAGAGGGTGGTCACGTAGAAATGATGAGACACTAGAAGCTGCATTAGAAATGGCAGGAGAATAATATGGCAAACAAAACTGTAGAAGCACCAAAAGGTTTTCACTGGATGAAGTCAGGTAAAGGATACAAGCTGATGAAAGGTGAATATAAACCTCACGCAGGTGCAGTAAAGAAAGCTTCGTTTGAAGTACAGAAAGTTCACAAAAAATGACACGAGTATTAACTGATAATCAAAAAAAGTTTTTAGAAGTATTGTTTGAAGAAGCAGGTGGTAGTCACGTTGCTGCAAAAAGACTTGCAGGTTACAGTGAAAATACACCAACTAAAGCTGTAACTGATTCTTTGAAAGATGAGATAGTAAGTGCAACAACTGACTACCTAGCTCAGATTGCACCTAAAGCTGCTGTAGCTATGGCTAGAGCATTAGATGATCCTACTGAGTTAGGCATACGAGATAAGATGTCAACCGCTAAAGACTTATTAGATAGAGGTGGATTTGGTAAAGTAGATCGTGTAGATGTTAATTCATCTGGTGGCGGTGTATTTATATTACCAGCTAAAGAAGGTAAGAACGAATAAAACATGAAGACTTAGGGTATTGGGAATTACCTAAACCTAAAAGAGGAAAAGAAAAACACTGGCACACTATTGCTAGAGTATCGTTAAAAACTGTACCGTTTGGTTATAAGATTAATGACAACAACGACAGATTATTAGATCCTGTACTTGATGAGCTAGAAGCACTAGAAGTAGCTAAAAAACATTTATTGCAGTATAGTTATAGAGAAGTAGCTCAGTGGTTATCAAGACAAACAGGCCGAAGTATATCCCACATGGGACTAAAGAAAAGAATAGACATTGAGCGAAAACGTAAAAAAACAGTTGCTATTAAACGTAGGCTTGCCCAGCGACTTGCCCAAACGCTCCAAGAAATCGAGAACCTCGAAACGCAAAAAGTCGGAACCTACTCTAGTTAAAAAAGTTGACGCTGTACCTGCTAAACCTCTAGCACCAGCATACGATGTACAAGAAGCTCAAGACGTAGTCTTCAAAGCTAATGAAGGACCACAGACAGACTTCTTGTCTTCATCGGAGAGAGAAGTACTTTACGGTGGGGCAGCAGGTGGTGGTAAATCTTACGCTATGTTAGCTGATCCACTACACGGATTAAACAACGCAAACTTTAGTGGACTACTAGTTCGGCACACTACAGAAGAACTAAGGGAACTTATACAGAAAAGCCAAGAGTTATATCCTCGTGCTATACCCGGTATAAAGTGGTCAGAAAGAAAAAGCCAATGGATTTCACCTAGAGGTGGTAGACTTTGGATGTCTTACTTAGACAAAGATATGGACGTTACTCGTTACCAAGGACAAGCTTTTAATTGGATAGGCTTTGACGAGTTAACACAGTGGAGTTCTCCTTACGCATGGGATTATATGAGATCTCGTTTACGTAGTGCATATTCTAAGGAATTAGGTTTGTACATGAGAGCTACAACAAACCCCGGAGGTGCAGGACATCAATGGGTTAAGAAAATGTTTATTGATCCTTCTCCTTATAACAAATCTTTTTGGGCTACTAACATTGAAACAGGCGACACTATTACATTTCCTAAAGGCCACACTAAAGAAGGCGAACCATTATTTAAACGTAGGTTTATACCTGCAAGTTTATTTGACAATCCATATTTATCTGAAGGTGGCGACTATGAAGCAATGCTTTTATCGTTACCTGAACATCAAAGAAAACAACTACTAGATGGAAACTGGGATGTTAACGAAGGTGCAGCATTCCCTGAATTTAACAGAAGTATACACGTAATTGATCCTTTTAAAATACCTCAAAGTTGGTCTAGATTTCGGGCCTGTGATTACGGATATGGGAGCCACACAGGTGTAC